GAAACTCTTTTTTAAGTTCTGGTATTGTTATAGCTTTTAACTCACCAACATAATATATATCTTCAAAGTTAGGATCTTCTGTATATGAATAAACCATATAAGCAGGATCAACATAATCAACAGTCACACCTTCAGCTGTATTAAAACTAGTTTTAGCTGCTGCAATACCACAAACAGTTAAATCCATATTTAATCTACGTCTTATTAAATCATATTTATTTTGAGATAATATACTAGATATAGCTTCTTCTTCAGCTATTTCAATAGACTGCTTATAAGAAAGCTGCATGTGAAGTTCTAATTGATCTGGTGTTTCTGGTATAATATTTTTATTTGGTGATTGATATAAATCAATACCTAAACTTTGATTAACATTATCTAAAAAAGATCTAGATACCATATCTTCTTGTAATCTAGAAGCGTATTCTGTTCTTTTCTTTACTGAAGATGGATCTTGAGCATAAGCTTTAATATCGTAACTTTTATTTGAAATACCGTTTACAACTATATCTACAAATTTAGATAAAATTGGAACAGGTTTCCAGTCTAAATTTAAATAACTTAAATCACCGTTTATAGATAATTCATCTTTATATTTTTGTATACTTTGTTCACCTCTAGCGTATTGTCTTAGTTGGTGATAATTATTCCAATTAGTTAAATATCTATTACCATTGGTCCTTCCTTGAGAAAACCACTCACCTTCTATGGCTTGAGCAACTTGCTTACCATAGTCCCAGCTAGCTTTTACAGCATCACTTACCACTTGACTAGGAAAGGCACTATTAGGGTTAGTATATATATTCATTTAACTTATAATTTTTGATGTAATTCCTTGATTGTCGTATTTTTTAAAACCTAAATCTACAGATTTTGTTTGTCTTTTTTGTTGAGGCATATATCTATGCTTATTACAAGCCATTAAAGCTAAACCTGTACTAATAGATGCATCATGTTTTGTTCTGTTATTAATATTAAAAGTAGCCCAGTCTTCTAGTGTTTTTTGAAAATACATATCACCATATCCATTTTCAAGTAAACCAACAAAATGTTCTATGTATGTTTCAATTGCAGCTGCATGAGCTTGTTTAATGTCTTCACTTGAGTTAGGTATTCCACCTATTTCTCTTTCTGTAACAGATAATTTATTTCTTTTTTTATCAGGTCTGTTCATTGCAAAACCTCTATAACCACGTCTTTTAAAATGATATAATAACCTTGGTTTGTTATTTTCAACTAATATCGGCATACCATAAAATACACAAGCCATAAGCACATCTTCAAAAAATATTTCAGCTGTTTGTGGTCTAGCTATATATTCTAAAAAAAAGTGATGTGGAGGTACGTCTTCCATTGTAAACTTTGTTAAACCATGTAAAGATCCTTTTGATCCTCTACCATCTACAGTTCCTGATATATCATAAGGGTCACATCCAAAAGCACCTAAAGATTCATTGCCTGGATAATTTATACCATTTTTCATATACCTAACATTTTGCAAATGTATTGGTGGAACCCAAGTTATATTAAATCTACCGTGTTTGTTTGGTATAAATATAACTCTAGTATCTTTTTGGCCATCTTCCCATTGAAAACTACCAGTAGTTATTGCTAATTCATTTTTAGCGTCTTCATTAAAATCTATTTGTTGATATATTTTAGTTAGATTAAATAAAGACTCTTTAGACTCATCTCTGAAAGCATGTTTTTCAGTACGTGGAAACTGCCTGTAAAATTCATTTAAAGCATCTTGATCTTGCTTTAAACCTTCTACTTCGTTTTCCCAATATTCTATTACACCTATTTTAATTTTTTCCCCATGCGGTCCATCAACAGGTTTTTTTGGTGTGTCGAAGACAGGTATGCCATAAGAATCAATGTATCCTTCGTAATTCCATTCCATAGGTATGAACAAAGAATATAATCCGCTACGAGTCTGT